CCTGTGAATTTACCTAGAACTGTGTTCCAGTATTTAGCACCTTGAATAAGTTCATAATCATATTCAGGATCTAAATTATCCTCTCTATAATCGATCTGAACACGATTATCTACATCATCATGGAATGTTTTTAAAACATCTACATCCACTAAAGTAGATGGCTTTATTTTTTTACAAGATAGCTTATCTAAAAAATCTACATATCGATCTTTGAGTTCTATTGGTTCAATACCTTCAGAACACTCCATAAATTTTTCTAACTCAATAACGGTATAAGTATCCCAATGTCCTCTAAAGTGAACTCCGAATTTAATTTGCTTGGTCATTTTAATCTCCATATTATTGTTTATACCATATAATACCATACAATAAATAATTTGTCAACAGTTAAATATTTAAAAAAAGATACACTAAACCAAAAAAAGCTATGATACCTACAAATCCTAAAAATAAAAATGATAAAATCTCTAATAATTCCTCTTGCTGTTGCTTTCTAATTCTCATTCTTTCTTTTTCTGCTTTTTTGGCTTCATCTAAACGCTTTTTTCTTTCTGTCATAATGTTCGCCCATGTACCATGACCAAAGCGTTGATCCACTAAAACAGATACGTTATATAACTCTTCCGCTGCCAATTTAGCGTCTATAATTTCATTAGCTACTGTTTTAACACCAAACTGATCGGCTAAAGACATCCCATCTTTTTTTGATCTTTTTTTATCTAGTTGTTGTTTTCCATCTAAAAGATCATCAATAGAACCAGCTATTTCAGAAATATCCTTACAAGTGTTGATATTCTCCTTAATGAAATCCACACTTTTTTTAACTAGTTGGATGCCAGTTACAATATCCCCAAGCAATGTATTTACCTTTTTTTAACGGCCAGTTGATTTTAAAGCAGCTATATCCCTTTGAGTTTGTATTCTCTCCTCTGCTATTCTTGTTTTATCATCTAATGCTTCCTTAGAAACATTAATTCTTTCCTTTTCTAATTGAGAGTCCTGTTGTTGTCTCATCCTCTCCATATCTTGCCTTTCATCAAACTCTTGTTGCTTTCTTTGCAAATCTGCACCTTTAAGAGCTAGTTCTTGCTTTCTAATTGAAACAAGAGGATCTTCTTGATTTTGTGGCGTAATGGTTTGTGCATATTGTTCTACCATCTCGGCTACAAGTTTAGCAGCTGTCATTTCAATTTGACCCTGTAATTGCATCTGAATATTAGGATCTTGCATAGCTGCTTGGTTTTCAGGTGGTATAGATGCCATCACTTGCTGTTGTGCTGTTTGTTCAGCTAATATACCTATATGTTCCTGAATATGTCCTTGTAACATAGCAACAACATTTGCATTTGATTGAACAGCCGGTGTTGTCATCATAGCTAAATGTGCTTGAATATGAGCTTGATGATCTTGCTGTGGGAAAGCCTGTAATGGTTGACCTAACAACGCATTCTGATTTTCTTTAGCTGCATTCAAAGGCATAGGCTGTGGAGGTGGAGGTAATATCGCATCAATATTTGATACTCCTAACGCTTCATACATATTTCTGTAAGCTGCATATAACCCCTGTGGGCCGCCATGTATTTGTGGATTAGATTGAACTAATTGTAATTGTGTTTGTGCTAACGTCACTCGTTGTGACATAGAGAATATATTTGGGTCACTTACAGGTAATATATCAATTCTAGAATCAAAATCCTGTATTTTTGACATAGGATTAGTACCCATGCTCATATATGGATAAGGCTTTGGATCATTAGCAAATATGTTAGCCAATAACCTAAATTCTATCTTTTGAGAATAATGTAATCTTTTATGGATTGCAGACATAACTTTAGTACCACGCTCCATAATAGCCATTGTAGTTCCTACAGGTGTTTCTCCACCCATCTCTCCTACCTTCATATCGGCCATAGAAGCGAATCTTCTACCTGCATCAACCAAAGTACCCATTAAGTTGTATAGGGTGCCTGAAGGCTCTTTAAATGGCAGTGGCATCAAAGAACTTCGTATATCACCACTTGCAACATCAATATCCCTAAATTCACCCGGTTGTAACGCACTATCTTCATCTCTAATTCTAGCACCTCTTGATTTAAAACCAGCGGGTAAATTAGATAATGTACCTGAATCAATTAATTGTCTTAATATAGATGTAGATGCTTGAGCTAAACCACCTATCATATGTGTTAATCCTAAACCATAAAAACCAAGACCGGGCATAAACTTAAAATGAACAAAATAGTCCTTTTTTCTTTTTAATGGATCTTGCTCTGCATAATTCCTACGTATAGCCAATATCTCATTAGTATCTTCTAAAATAGTAACAACATAGGGTAGTTTTAATCCTGTAGGCTCACCATCCTCACCTATATCTTCAAAGCCTTCAATATCTAGATCAGTATGAACCTCATAGATTGTTAGCTCCTTAGAACCAGATGAAGGTTGAATACCCTGTATTTCATCAACAGTTTCTGTAATTTCGTTATATCTTGTTTCATAACCAGAATCAGGTAGATCTATCTGCTTATAAAAACCATTTAACTGCATTTTAAGGACTTCATTAGAGTCCATCTTAATAACATGAGTTATTCTAGGACTTGTTAGTAAATCAGTGGCTGAATAAGGTACAACTAAGTCCTCTGCATGAATAAATTTACTCACTGCACGTTGCAATAAAGGATCAGTATAAACTTTTTTAAATGTAGACCCTACAATCGGTAAATAAAATAACATTTGATCCAGTTCTGGATCATATTCTTCCATTTCATACGTAATCTGGTAGTTCATATACTCTTTTATACGTTCTGCTTGTTTTTCTAACTCTGGATTAGATGTTCCTAGTATATGAGTTCTAACCGGCCCACCTGCGGGCAACATTTCTCTATAAGCTTGTGCTTGAAACTGTGTTACAGCTTCAGCTAATAATGGATGAATAACTCCAGAAGCACCTTCAAAAGGCTGTGCTCTCTCTTCATAGTTCATCCCTAATAATTCTAGACCTTTTTTATAAGATTCTTCCCAATCTTTTCTTGATGCTGTGTCATCATCAATATCACTAACTAACTCTGATGCAATGCCAGTTAATACGCTATCATCCATAGCTTCTGCAATATTACCATCAAAAGGAATATTTATTTCTAATGTTTCTTCTTGAATTTCTCCAACAATAGCACTGCCATCTTCCAGTTCTGTAACATTTGGCGTTATGTTCGCTTCGTTTACGTCAATCATAGCCTCTGTAAGTTCTTTAGAAGGAACATTGATGTTCTCTGGTAGACCACCGGGGCCGGTTTGAGGTTCTATTGCCATAATTTTATCTCCTTAGTGAGGTAGGGGCGGCTCAACTGTGGTAGGGAGGGAAATATCCACAGGAACTACTTTGCAAAAGACCCCTACCTCAACTTTATATTCTAAACAAAACATTATCTAACACCAACAAATTTAGTTCCTTTGATAGCAGCTCCTCCACCTTTACAAGTGTTACCAACTTCACCACCATATTCTAATTTCTGGACTTTACCACCATCTTCCATTTTTCTTAGCATTTTAAAATCTTCACCAGATATTTTACCATCTTTATTTTTATCTAATTTCTTTTGATTACCTTTTAACATATTATTCTCCTTAATAATATTCAAATTTTGAACGATATATTCGTTCTTCTTCTTCATAGTCATCAGGTGTTACAATAAAACCACCTTGTCTAAAACGCAGTATAGCTTGTGTCATGCTATCTGCCAAGTCATCATGTTCACCATTAGGAAAAGATGCACATTCCTCTACAACTTCCTCTGCAAAATTACTATCTGGTCTATACACCATACCACTTTCAAACACAGGAGCACAAGCATTCATTCTAGTAAATTTATCAGAACCTCTACTTGGCGTAAATGGTGTAACAGCAATACCCATACGAATCAACTCTTGTGTTAAAGGTGTACCAGTAGCTTTTTGCTCAATTAAAATCATGTCAGGTTGATAAATATCCTCTAAATCCTGTGCTTTCTGCTTTAATTGTGGGAAATCCCACCTACCCCTCACAGCATCCAGTAAAATAATACATTCACCCTCACCATCTACAGGTTCAAATATACCCCATGTTGTAATTGCACTATAGTCAGCACGATCTGATTTGCTAAAAGCTGTATCATAACTTTGTATCACATAAGAACAAGGGGGTGGATCATCACTCTCCCATATTTTCCACCATTCTCGTTTAATAATAGCACCTTCTTCTGCTGTAGGGTTCTGCATATACTGTGCATTCCATTTAGGAATAGGAATAGATGCTTTTACACCTTCTAATTCATCTAAACTCCAAAATTCAGGCCATAAAGGATTACCAGATGGCATAATAGCTGGAAACTCAACAACATCCCACTTATCAGCACTCATTTCTGTCTGTTTATGCAATACTTTCGCAGTTAAATCCCTAATACTCCAACGAGTCATTACAATAATTAATGAACCACCGGGCTGAAGTCGTTGCCTTGGGCCGGAAGTATACCACTCATAGATATTATCTAAAGCAGTTGAACTCAAGGCATCTTGTTCAGATACTGGATCGTCAATAATACAAAGGTCAGCCCCACGCCCAGCAAGAGCACCACCGACACCCACAGCATAATACTCGCCACCACTGGAAGTAGACCATCTGCCAGAAGCTTTTGCATCCGCAGCGAGTCGAACTTCGGGGAATATCTCTCTAAATTCTCCTGAATCAATAAGATTCTTTACCTTTCTTCCAAACCCCACAGCCAATTCTGCTGTATGTGTTGCTTGAATAATTTTCTTAGTGGGATCCCTCCCCATAAGCCAAGCTGGGAATAAGTAAGAAGCAAACTCTGATTTAGTGTGTCTTGGTGGCATATTAATGATAAGTCTTTTGATTTTACCATCTGCTACATCCTGTAATTTCTGTGCGTAAATTTTGTGATGACTACCTTGTATGAAATTAGGCCAAACAAACTTAACAAAATCCAAAAAACTCTTTTCTCTCTGGAGCCTAGAGTCAAGCGTATTCAAACGATCAACTAAAGGAGCTATCTTTGCTAGTTCGTCATCTGTGAAATATTGGCTGAAATCCTCAATTTTATTCATTACATCATTGATGATAAGAATTTATCAATCGCTAGGTTAGTTCCATTAGGAACATTTCCACCCCTATTTAAATTAATTACATCTGTATAACTACTCAATAAATCTTCTAAACTTTGATCTGGAGTAAAAGCTGTTGGTGATTTATCTTCATCTATTCCTAAAAACTTATCTAAATCAACCTGTGGCTTTGATGCTGTTGGATCAGGAAAAGAAAAATCTGTAAACATATTAGGATCATAAATATCAGCAGAAGATAATGGAGAGAAACTTCCTATCTCTGGAGCTGTACCACCTTGAGATACTGGTAATTGACTCGTTGGAACAGGCATAACAACATTTTGCCTTATAACCTCTGATACATTCGGCTCTACAGTAGGAGTCGTAGGAGCAGGGGTCGTTGGTGTAGTAGGCGTTGTCGGTGTAGTAGGAGTAGGATCTGCAGGGGTTGTTGGATCGTCTGCTGTCTCTTCCTCTGGTGCAGTATAACCGGGGTATCCTTCTACAATTCCCATCTCTAAAGCTCTTCGTGCATCATTAGCTATTAATGGCTGAAACTTACCATCAGCGTCAGTGTAACCAACTAAAGTAACACCACCTACGTCTTTACCTTGTAAAGTTTGATTATATATACTCATATCATGTAAGTTAGGATCTAAAGTTTTATTTGCTTCTGTTCCTTTAAAATAATCTGCCCTAACATCTTTACGACCACGAATATAATCACCATAACCCGCAGCTCCTTCATCTCCTGAAGCTATAGCTCTTTTGTAATCAGCTTGATACCTACTTTCTCTTTCTTGTCTATCACTTTCACCCATGTTTACAGTATCTACAAAATTTGGCATAGATGCTCTTTGTTGATCTGCGGGAAGTAATTCATTAAAGCGTTTTCTTTGACCTGCATCTCCTACATTCGTAAAACCTTTTCTAAGGTTGTCCATAGTATAAATAGAAGGATCTAATATATTTCCATAACCAGTGCCACCATCAGGATAGTCTGCTTTATACTGTTTTAAAAGATCACTGTCTGGTGATTGAACTCCACCCTGATTAATTAATTGATTTAATTTTTCTAATACAGGTGGAAAACCAAAAGATTTTGCATAACTCTCACCACCATTTGCAAAACCTTGTATCGGTACAGCACCACCTTCGTTATACGTTTGTGGTCTATTTTCAAAAAACGACTTTATTGCTGAAAAGTTCAGGTTTTTAATTGGCTTTATTGAAGATGGAAAAGGACTTGTTTGATTTGTAGGTGGAGTATAAACAGCAGGTCTAGCAATAGCTCTAAGCTGATTAGCACTTGGGTTAAAAGTCTCAAACTGTCTTTGTGGTCTAAATTGAGGACTACCAAAGTAAAAACCTTGATTCTGATTCTCAAAAGATACATCAGGGAAACTTGTTTGCGTTAAATCTCCTACCTGTTGCCTAAAATCATCTAACCTATTTTGCAGTTCTTCATTGTTCTGTTGAGAATAACTCATACCAATTTGGTTCACTAAAGGAGAAAGCAATCGATTAATCATATCTCCTCCTCCACCCATTGTAGGGGCAACTGTGCCACCTTCGTTTTTCTTAACGATCATAGATTCAGGTAAAGAAGCATCTGCTATCATTTTAGGACTAAAACCTGATAAGTATGCCCCTCCTGTTAATAATTTTCCTAAACCTCTTTTTAATATGTTTGATATTATTTTTTTCTTGTCTAAGCTTATTTCCTCTGGCTTTAGTGTTTTATAAAAATCTGAAAAACTTATAGTAGGTTTTGATAACTTACCATATGGTTTTTGACCTTTAAAAGCTGTTTCTATGTACTTTTTACGAATTTTTTCTTCTAAATCCCTACCCCTAAAGTCAACGTCAGGATCAAAAGCCATTTTATTTAAACGACCTCCGCTTAAACTTTTGATCTTCAGGCTCTCCACCATTCTCAAGTTTAGCAATAGCGTCATTTACAGAACCACCTTCGGTCATACCTAAAATTTTTAATTTATCACTTATGCTATCAGATAATGCGTCACTCAAACCTAAATTTTGTAAACCTTTCAATAAACTTTGAAATTTCTCACCAAGACTAGTATTATCATCCTTAAAATATTTTGGATTATTACCCATCATTATCTGACTAAGATTTGGAGATTCTGGTATTTCGGGAAGTTCTTCATTTCCAGAAACATTAGTTAATTTTTCTAATCGATCTTGTATTACGTCTACAATATTACCTTCTTCAACATTAGAATCCATTGTAGTACTGGAATCTAAACCTGATTTATCATAAAGTCCTCTTACAGCACTTCTAAATGCAGGCATATGCATAAAAGCATCAACATCTGGAGCTTCACTTTGATCTGCTTCCATCTGTCTTTGCTGTGCCATCATTTCTAATAATTTTTCTGGCCCAGCTCTTTCTGAAACATCTCTTCGATAATTTTCTCTTTCTATCTCTTTCTTAATTTGTTCTAGCCGATTTGCAAAAGCTTCACTGTCTTCGTTAGCTCCTTGAACATCAAACTCATTACCAAATTTAGGCGTATCTCTTCGACTTTGCTGTGCTTCATCATATGGATCTTCCATAGCAAGTATAGTAGGGCCGGTATATTTTTCAGGTTTTTTTTCTGTTGTTGCTTGACCTTCTATAGGTTCATCTTCATATCTAGTCGTATAAATTTCATCTACACCATCACCATTTCTATCAAATGGAAATGTCTTTAGACCTTTAGCTCTAGCTGTGGCAAAAGCTCTTTCAAAATCTTTTAGGGAACCTGAACCCCTTTGCTGACCCCCTCCACCACTGAAAATACTACCAATTCCTTTTAATAAATTCTGTATAAACCCTACAAGACCACCTTCATTCATGTGCATAGGCATAGGAGGTATCATAGCTTGGTTCTGAATATCACTCAGCATCATGCTAAAGTTACTTCTCGCCATAGGATCCGTATTTAACATGGATCCTAAACCCTTACCCATAGGACTTGGTGGCATTGGAGCCATAGGAAGAGGTGCTCCCAAGGGAGGAGGAGCACCGATTTGTGG